CCGGCGATAACTAGAGTGTTGCAAGTTGTCGAATTCGACACTAAATCATTTAAGAGAGGTAAAAAAAATCAGATAGAGGAAAGTCCCAAATCAATTAATTTTCTTTATGTTGTTGGTAACGATACTTTAACAGAAAAGTTTTTTTATAACGCAAATCTAACCATGTTATCTACGAACAATGTGTATTCATATTCCGGTTATACGGGGTATTCTGTTTATATCAACAATAATTATTATGGAGATAATGTCTCAGAAATTCAAATAAATGAAGGAGATGTCCTTAAAATCGTAGTAATAAAGGATGACGTTAATTTAGAGTCTAACATTGATTTCAATGTCAAGTATATTTAATTTTCACCGTAAATATCCTTTTTTTCCTTACACTTTTCAGTAATAAGTTTTTCTAAAAATCTATACATTTTAATACCGTTTTTATCACAATACTTTTTAAGCAATTCGTGAACCTCTATTGATATCTTTAAATTCTTTATTTTTTTATCATTGTTAGACATAAGATAATAAAGGCAGAATTTATTCTACCTAATTTATAAATACTATTAATAATGTAAAGAACTTTGTTATTTTTTGTAATATTTATCAATAATAAATAAAAAATAAAAACTAAAAAAGAATAATGGCATCTAACAGTAAAGTATTCGTATCACCCGGAGTTTACACTTCTGAGGTTGATTTAAGTTTTGTAGCACAAAGTGTTGGTGTTACGACTTTAGGAATCGTTGGTGAAACCTTAAAAGGTCCGGCATTTGAGCCTATCTTCATTAGAAATTTTGATGAATTTTCATCTTATTTTGGAGATACTTCACCCGAAAAATTTATAAACACGCAAATTCCAAAATATGAGGCGGCATATATTGCTAAAGCGTATTTACAACAATCAAATCAATTATTTGTAACAAGAATTTTAGGATTATCAGGTTATGATGCGGGTCCTTCTTGGTCAATTCAAACAAAGGCGAATGTTGACCCATCAACCGTAACATTATGTTATAGTTCAGTTACCGATTTTTCAGAATATTCAGATTGTGACCCACATTGTGTTGAGTATAAGGTGGTTGATTTTGCAATACCCTTTACAGGATGTACAAACGATATTAATACAGTTACGTTTGACGGTGTTTCAATACCTGACGAAATTTTATCAAAATTAACATTACCTTATGAACAATTTAATGGTAGTACGTCAAGTTTAAATGAAGATATGAAAAATCAAATTTTTAATATCTTAATTTCTGACGACCCTATTACAGAATCTAGTGTAAATATTAATTATTATGGTGTAATATCTGGTGATACATATGATACATTATCAACAGGGTATACCGCGTCAACAAATGTGTTTAATATTGATAGTGTGAGTTCTAATACCGCGGACTATTCAGACCCTAATAATGACCCTTGGTATTATGCGTTATTTGATAATATTGGCGGAGGTGCTTATACAGGTTTTTCATTTTATTCGGTTGTTGAGGATTTAGACATTATAGCGTCACCAACCACAACAACTACAACAAGTCCAACAACAACTACAACTACCACCGACCCTTGTAATCCTGTTACCCCAACCACTACTACTACAACTACAGAACAACCTGTTTTTTGTTATAGCGGTAATTTGGTAGGTCAAATTTATATTTATAAAGGAACGGCTTATTTAGATTACGATGATTTAGTAATCGCAACCTTACGTTCAAGAGGTGTTGCAACATATAATTCGGACAACGGACCGGTATATGAAGTGTCAGGTTTAACTGATGTTAGTTTAGATTGTGCAAATTCTTATTCAGGTGTTACTAAAAACCCTTTTTCAACATTTGGTATTAACGTAACAAATAAAGACGGTGAATCATTTTTCTTTGAGACTTCATTCACTAATTCTGACCCTAAGTATATTGCTAAAGTTTTTGGTGTTAGTAATTTCTCAAAACCAAAATCAACAGTACCTTTATTCTTAGAAGAAAGATTTCAAGCTTTATTAACTTGGGCATGGAGAAAAGGTTACATTAGAGGTTTAAGTTGTGATTTAATTCCATTACCTGATGCAAGACAAGGATTTGACCCTTCATCAATAGCGTGGTACTTAGAACAATATCAATCACCAGTATCTCCTTGGGTTGTTTCTGAATTAAGAGGTAACAAAGTATCAAGATTATTTAAATTTACCACTATTGCCGATGGAGACGCAGCAAACACTGAAGTTAAAATTTCAATCGCAAATATTTCATTCGGTAACGGTACATTTGATGTTATAGTTAGAGATTTCTACGACTCGGATTCTAACCCTGTTGTTATGGAGAAATTTACAAATTGTAATATGGACCCAAGTGACAATGCGTTTATTGGTAAAAAAATAGGTACTTTAGACGGCGAATTCCAATTAAATTCTAAATATATTATGATAGAACTTAATGAGGACGCTCCGGTTGACGCTTTACCTTGCGGATTTGAAGGTTATCAATTTAGAGAATATGGAAGTGCGAGGCCTCCATTCCCAATCTATAAAACTAAATACGATTTCCCGGGTGAAGTTATTTATAATCCACCTTTCGGATTATCTTCAGGTGCGGATGATGCTATTAGAAGTTCAGGAGATAATGTAAGAAGAACTTATCTTGGTATTTCAGACACTATAGGTTTTGACGTTGACTTTTATTCTTACAAAGGAAAACAATTACCTTTAGATGTTTGTACTGATGTATCAGGTGATGATTGGTATTATAAAACAAGAGGTTTCCATATGGATAAAAACGCAAGTGGTTTAACTATTGGAAACTTGTTTACTACGAGTGGGACTCCTCAGTTTTTTGTTGGTTCTGCTGAGTTCACATCAGACCCTGATGACGAAACAAATCCATATTATAGGTTATTCGCTCGTAAGTTCTCTTTCTTATGTGCCGGCGGTTTTGACGGTTGGGACATCTATAGAGAGCGTAGAACTAATGACGATAGATTCGTATTAGGTAGAGCGGGTTATTTAAAAGGTGCTTGTCCTTCACCAAGATACCCAACTGGTACGGGATGGGGAGCGTTTAAACAAATTGCGGTTGGTGACGGAACTGAAGATTTTGGTAATACTGATTATTACGCATATTTGTTAGGACAAAGAACTTTTTCAAATCCTGAAGCGGTAAACATTAATTTGTTTGTTACTCCCGGTATTGATTATGTATTCCATAGTAATCTTGTTGAAAAGGCAATCGATATGATTGAGTTTAACAGAGCGGATTCATTGTATATTTGTACAACTCCTGATTACAATATGTTAGCACCTACGACAGGAATTCAGTCTGATTTAATTTACCCACAAGAGGCGGTAGATAATTTAGAAGAATCTGGCATAGATTCTAACTACACGGCAACATATTATCCTTGGGTCTTGACAAGAGATACGGTAAATAACACTCAAATTTATATTCCGGCAACTGCAGAGGTTACAAGAAATTTAGCGTTAACTGATAACATTGCGTTCCCTTGGTTCGCGGCGGCAGGTTATACTAGAGGTATCGTAAACTCAGTTAAAGCACGTAAAAAGTTAACCCAAGAAGATAGGGATACTTTGTATAATGGTAGACTTAACCCAATTGCGACCTTCTCTGATGTTGGTACTGTTATTTGGGGTAATAAAACACTACAAATTAGACAGTCGGCTCTTGATAGAATCAACGTAAGAAGATTGTTATTACAGGCTCGTAAATTGATTTCGGCGGTATCTGTAAGATTATTGTTCGAACAAAACGACCAAAAAGTAAGACAAGATTTCTTAGACGCGGTTAACCCTATTTTAGATGCTATTAGAAGAGATAGAGGTTTATACGATTTCCGTGTAACAGTGTCTTCTGACACGGCTGATTTAGATAGAAATCAAATGACTGGTAAGATATATATTAAACCCACAAAATCATTAGAGTTCATCGACATTACGTTCTATATCACACCGACAGGAGCGTCTTTCGAGAATATCTAATCAAACTAAAATTAAAAAAGGGGGGATTTAGGTCTCCCTTTTTTTTATTATACGATATTTATTAGTATGTCAATTAGAAATTTAATTAAAAATATTTTACAAGAGGAATCAAAAAAATTAAAGTTATTTGCTTTGGATTGGGATGATAACATTTTAAGAATGCCAACCAAACTTTATTTAAAAGCTGATGATGGTGATTCTGTAGGTATGTCTACTGAAGATTTTGCTATTTACCGAGAAAAAATAGGTAAAGAACCTTTTGAGTTTGAGGGTAAAACAATTGTTGGATTAGACGATAACGCCTTTAGAGATTTTACAAGTTCTGAGAGTTTTTTAGTCGATACTGAAAAGGCAATAAGAAGGAACAGGACTTCACCAAGCTTTACGTCATTTAAAAAGGCGTTAATAAAGGCAAGTCCATTCTCAATCATAACGGCTAGAGGTCACGACCCTGAAGTAATTAAACAAGGAGTTAAAAGATTCATCGAACTAGTTTTATCACCAGAAGATAAAAATAGAATGATTCAAAACATCAAACGTAATTTTAAGTTTGAGGATATTGGTGATTTTTATAAAATCGATTCAAATGATGATGAACAAATAATAGACATTTTTTTAGATGAAAAAGGAGAGTATTATCCCGTTTCTTCAAAAGAGTTTGGCAGACGATTTAAATTGGATTCAGCAAAAGGAGCGTCAAGTCCCGAACAATCTAAAAAAATAGCCCTTTCAGATTTCTTAGAGAGAGTGTATGAAAAAGTGGGACATTTAATAGATAGTGGAAAATATGGTTCAGTTTCTTTAGGGTTTTCAGATGATGACCCCGGAAACGTAAGGAGTATGATTAGTCACATACAAAATGAACTTTCAATGATGTACCCAGAAATTAAATTCATTGTAAAAGATACTTCAGAAGGAGGTATGAGAAAATTAATTATTAAAAGAGAAAAAGAATTAAATAAAGATTTAAATGAAAATTATATAATTAATAA